TTTGATTAAGTTGATCGGTAGCATCTGGACCAAACAATTCTTCAGTTAAACCAATAGCTCCAGCAAAATTATTTACAAATTGCATTCCATTAGTTCCACCTCTTAAAACACTAATAAAAGTATCTCTTGGAATATCTAAAATAAAATCAGTAACATCTTTTAAAAAGATCTTGTTTTCTTCATCGGATATTTTTTGGTTCTTATCAAACTTTATTTCTCCAGCTTCAGGTTCTGGATCGATACCTTCAATCTCTGCTGTATCAATATTGTTATCTTTTAAGAATTTATATTCTTTGCTATTATAAATATCGTCTTGTTTTACTTGATTAAGATACAGGTCATAGATATTAAACTCTTCCATTAATTCTGCTCCTTCTTAGTCTTAAATACACTTCCTAAAGCTTTATCTTGATCATTTTCAAATATGATTAATCTAGTGTCGTAAACATCTTCAATTAAATCTATTTTTCTAAGATCATCTTTATAAGTTTCGATGTCTTTTGTTTTAGCATAAGCTTTTGCAGCTTCGTTTCTTAATTCATTAAATGTATCTTTTGGATGAGCATTTAATTGTTCTTTCATATTATTTATTGAAACTGATTTAGGTTGTTCTAAATCATGCAGCTCAGGCAATTCATCTTTACTAAATTTTTTAATAACTTCAGCGTAAGCTTGTTCTGGAGTGTAATTTTTATTTAAAGTTAAATCATCATACTCATTCTTTCTAGCTTCAGCTCTAACTAAATTATCATAATCTGTTTTTGTAACTGTGCTAAATACATTAAAAGTTTTTGCATCTTTTAAAATTCTTTTAGATCCAATTTCAATAAGCTCTCTAAACTTTTTATCTTCAGTTCCAAATGTAGTATCGGTTTTATATTTTTCAGCTAATTTATTATATTTAATAATACTATCTGGAGTTAAACCTTTCATAATATCTTTGTTAAGATTTATATCTTCTTGAAGGCTATCTATTTTTTCTACACTATCTGCTAAAGCAAACTCTGCATCTATAATTTGTTTTATAGCTACATCGTCTAAAAATGCTCCAGCAGCACCATTGCTTCTTGCATTTATTGTACTTGATTTAATTCTAAGCAATGTTTCATACTGTGATGAATTAATTGCTCCACTTTGTTTTAGATCATAAAGGTTATCTAATGTCGGTACTCTTTTTATATTATCTGCGGTTGGATTTTTTTGAGCATCGTTAATAGCTAGTAAAGCAGTAGTAAATGTTTCTATTTTAAATTGTTTATCTTTCTTTTCTTCAAAAATCCTTTCTTCCTGTAAAGCTAAAGATCTTGATACAAAATCAGTTCTAATTTTTTCAATTACTGCTTTTCGACTTGTAGGTGGTAAGGCTGCTAATATTGCATTTCTTTGCTCATTATCTAAAAGATTTATATCATTGCTTTGACCACCTTTTATAAAAGCTAATTCAATTAACTCTAAATCTTTTTCTTGTTTTAATTTTTCTAATCCTTCAGCACCATAATACTCAAGGTTTACTGGATCTGTCCAAAAGCTTTGATAATCTCTTTTTGCAAATAAAGCATTAGCTCCACCATCAACTTGATCTAAAATCATTTGATTAAGATTTTGAGTTTTTCTAGCTTTAGTTATTTCCTGATGGTTTTCTGTGACTTTACCTAAAAGATCTAAAGAATACTTTCTTTGAAATTTTTGAACATAATCTTTAACTTCTTTTTTAACTCTTTTATTAGAGCCTAAATCTTTAAAGTTGTCATAATCAACTTCTTCATTAAAACCTTTAATAGCTAAATCTATATTGCTACCGTTTTTATACTTATTAAAACTTTTAATTAAGTTAATGTTTAAATCATCAACAATACTTTGAGCTTCGTTTAAATCTTCCTCTTGTTTCTGTGCAGCATAAAGATTAACAACACCATCTGTAAAAGCTTTAAATCCTTGAGCTTGTTGATTAGCAATCGATAAAGGTAATGCTAATCTTGATGATCCAGGATTTGTTCCTGTATTAACTTTACCTTGTACTTGTTCTACTTTTAATATTGCCATTAGATAATACCAAATTTATTAGCGTCTGATAATAATGATCCAGCAGCAGCAAAGTATTGAGATCTTGCAGTCATACGACCAGCATACTCTTGACCTTGAGCTTTAGCCTCTAACATTAATGATTGATTAAGTTGATCGTTGTAATCCATTGTAGAATTATAATCAGCTATCAAAACATTAAATGCTTGATTAACATTATTCTCTAACATGACATCGTAAGGAGTTGTGCCTGGTCTAATCTCTGCGCCAGTTCTTAAACTGCTTACAAATAGATTTGCTCTTCCTTTTTGTTGTTCTTTTAAAAGTAGCGGTTTTGTAACTTGACTATAAAATTTTTTATTAACTTCTGCTTTCGCTTCAAGAAAGTCTCTCTCCATTCTTGTTACTTTTGCATTGTATGCAGATATTCTTTTTGCAGATTGCGCTGCAGCTATGTTACCTAATGCGCTCATAGTATTTTGCCATTCTCCAATAATTAGTTTGATCTAGTCCGTAATACTTCATCAGACCTTCTTTTTGTAAACCTAGCCATTCAGCGAACCTAACTCCTGTTAAGAACTCTTCTTTGACTGCAGTTTGTAATCTTATGATCTTGTTATTTGTGCATAGATAATCCAGTCTTTTTTTGATTAGCGATGCAGCTTTAATTTTGTAATTATAAATATGTTTTGAAGATAAAACCCAGCCTTCAGCAACACCATCCCACATTGGAACTATGCCACCTGAAACAATCGGAGTTTGATTTAAAAATAAAGTAAATGATAAACCTGGAATAGCCATATCTAGTCTATTATTGGTATAACTAGCGTCTATCTCCATGAGCTTACTATTCATGCCAAACTCAATGATTTGATCTCCATGCTCCACTTCGTATGGAACAACTGTAAAATTAGCCATCGTTTGTAACAAGCGTTGGATAGATAGCAAGAATACTAGCTGGTAGTGGTTGGTCTTGCTTTATAAATATGTATCCATCACTATTAAAATCATCATTAAATTCTATCTCTTTATCTCCTTCAATTAATGTATCTACTGGAGCAGATAAATTACTAGAGGTAGTTCTAAAAGGTACCAGTTCTAAGTTTGATAAACTTGGTCCAACTTTAACTCCAACAGTTTCAAATAATCTTAAAACTACTTTTGAAATTCTTTTTGTTTTACCTTGTGAAGTACCTTCAGCAGCTCCACCTTCAATTCTCATTGTTTGTAAAACACTATCATAAGATAAACCCACACAAGCTGAAGTAACAGCTCGATCTAAAGTGATTGCACCTGAGCTTACAGTTTTATTTGCATGAACTGAACCATCAGCTAATATTGATACTGATTGTCCTTCTAAATGATCTAATCCAGATAAAGTAGTTGTTGATGATCCTGAGTAAGATAAATGACTATCTAAAAATTTAAAATTTGTTGCTACTGTTTCATCAAAATCGAAATCAGCAAAGCATTCTATATATCTAACTGTAGATCCATTAACTGTTCTTTTAACAATTACCCAAAGCTCATCTTCGTTTAATTCTCCAGAAATACTTGCTATACTTTCAACAACTGCATTACCACCATCAAAAGAACCACCAATAATATGTCGTGACCAACTAACTACATTTTCAGATCTTTGATATGTTAGACAAGCTAATTGACCATCATCTCTAACACACCATAAATTATTATTTGGCTCTTGTTGCCATTCCATTTGCACAATACCGCTTTCCGTAACAGTATCATTTAATATGGTTAAATCTGGAGCTACATAACTATCACTATCAAAGTTATAAGCTAATTCTCTAATTTTTCTTTTTGCTTTTTGTAAAAATAAAATTGCATTACCAGCAGCTACTGCATCAACATTTGCAGATCCATAAGAACTTTGTCTTTTAATAGTTATATTAGTTGGAGTAATACTCGCATCCGTACCATCTGCTGAGACAGTATATTCAGCTGCAGTCGTTCCTATCACTAAAGTTCTTTGTGCTTTTAAATATCTAATAACATTAACTTGATTAGCAGCTATTGTGTAAACCATTGCATCATCTGCGTTGGTACCTGAAGTCATGTTTTCATAATCTCCAGCTTTAGAAAAAAATATTGTTTGAGGTTCTGACGTAGTTCCAGCAAATACTAATCGTTGTTCATAAAATGAAACACAACTAGGATGACCAGTAGTATCTGAAAATGCACCTAAGCTCCAATCTGCTGCAGCTGTTGTTGTGTCAAAATCAAATTTAATATCTATTGTTACACTTGTTGCAGAACTAAATGCTGTAATTTTAGCATAACCATTAGAAAAATTTATTAATCTACCAACATCTGTTGAAACAAAAGTATTAGCAGAAGCAGTCAATGTAATTCCTGTTCCAGTAGTGGCTCCTGGTGTCATTGTCGTTGATGTTGTATTAGACGCTAAATATGGACCGTCTGTAAACTCTATTTCATCTAAAGACCAAGAAGTATGTCCTGTTCTCGAAAGCTTCATCACTTCGTGATTTGGATGGACCAGGTACATCACGTCAGCAGATTGTGCAAATTTTATATCAAATAACTCAGCTGTTAAGTACGGAGTTGATATTTCATAAGGAGATCCACCAGATAAGATCTGTCCTTTGTCTTTAAAAAATCTAATATAATTATTTCCAAATTCTAAAATATAAGTTTGAGTAGTTGAAAACTCAAAAGGAATTAATCTAGTTTTTTCAGATGCTGTTTTAACAGAACCAATAAATTGAGTACCTACTCTTCTAGTAGCAGCACCTTGAGGATGAACTAAAAAGTTCTCCAATGTTTTTGCTGCAGATTGATACTTATCAAAATCTGTTCTACCAGTAAGCTTGTTACCAAACTCTCCTGAAACAAAAGATGTTAAGGCTAATGTTGTTCTTGGCATATCTTTTTATAAATTTGTTGCTGTGTTAAACCTTGCTCATCCTTTTTACATTTAGACGTAGCATCAATTTCAAGTTCATTAATAATTTCTACTAAAGCATAACGATAAACTTTGGTGTCATCTCCCCATTGGAAATGTAGAAGCAATTTAGGTTCAGAATATTTTTCTAGTAGTCTTGGATCAAAAGCTGATTTGACCATTATAATCTAGCGTCTGTAAATTCGTTACTCTCTATTGTTCCTAAACTGTTTTCTGTTGCATCAATAAATCTTGCTTCTCTTAATCTTTCGTCAGCTCTTGCCATATAATTATTAGCAAGTGTTGCATTATTTGTAATTGCGTAAGCAATATCAGCAGCAAGTTGATGAGAAATACTTTCTTGTAAGTACGTATCATATTCATTTGGATCTGTTATTTTTGCAATATAAATTAAATAAACAGTACCTTCGTTAGTAACAATATTTCTACCTTCTAATTTGTAATCCATTTCTGATTTAATACTGTCAGTAGTGCCATTATGAATTTTTAAAACTCTTAGACAATCCGCTGGTAAAGCGTAAGCATAAGAATATTCAACAACAGGAGCTGTAGTATTTTGTGCAAGTTGAACTCTTTTGTGTAAACAATTCCAGGCATGAGATCTAAAAACTCTATCTCTTATTGGTTCATATCTTTGATTACATAATCTAGCATTTTTACTATCGTCAGTTAATGCAGATATAGTACTAGCTCCCAGAAGATTGAGCGCAGAATTACAGATGTCTATTACTGATGCCATTATATTTTCTCCACTTTAATTTCTTTACAAAGAAATCTTATTGCTAATTTTTGTTGATTGACTTCTTCATCATCAACATTGCTTAATATTTGATGTGCTTGATTGTATCCT